AGTACTCCGGTCCGTCAATGTAAGACGTTTCCAAAATAGTCGGATTGTTAATAATTTCGTACATATTGTCGGACATATATGTAACGGTTTTCAACGCTAATTGAGACTGAACATCCACTTTCAAAGTGTGAATTAATTCATAAAGTTCTAACGAATATTTAGCTTTGTCGTTAAAATCTCTAACATTGAAAAATCTTTGAACGATAATGTTATCGTTTACCATCATTAAGAATTCTAATTTTACTGAATCTTGGTCTTTCATAATTTTTAATTAATTGTTTTTGTAATTTCTTTTTTCTTTTCTTGTTAGTTTCATAAAGGGTCTAACAAAATTAACCCACGCGTCATCAACTTTCGGTAGATATTTGAAGAACCCATCGTCCATCATCATCTTTATAAGATTCCTGTAACCCCTCCCATCAGGGTCCAAACTTTCCTTATAATATAATTCAACAAGTTCTTTTCCTTCCTCAGTTATTAGAGGATTTGATAAATCAACAATTTTTTGATTAATCTCAAAGAACTCATTTCCATAGACTCCGGTTCTTGTTTTTCCCGATAATAAATTTTGTAATGTTTTGTTACTTCGGTTCTCCTTTAGTAGATTTTCAGCCTTTTCTAAAATATCGGTAATTGAAACCGGTTTTTCAAGTAGCTCAGGAAAAAACTTTATAAGTGTTTTCTCACCAAGCCCGGAAATACCATCAATATTATCTGATTTATCTCCCGATAAAATCTTATAGGTACGAACATTTTGATGTGGAAAATAATAATATTCCAACATTACTTTGTCACCGTTTCTGAATGTTTGTTTTGTTTTTGGATAATACACCGATACTTTATCGGATATAAGTTGTAGAAGGTCTTTGTCCCCCGAGAAAATTGTTTTCTGTTCGTTCTCCGAGATTTGGCAGTAATATGCAATCAAATCATCCGCCTCATTTTTTTCGACGTTTATTTGTCTTATATAACACTCTTCCAAATACTCTTTAATTCTCTCTTTTTGTTCTTCAAAAGATTGTTCCTTAAAGTCGTCAGTTGTTCGTCTTTTTTCTTTATATTGGGGATATAATGTTTTTCGGGTTAGGGAATTATTATCCCCATCCCAAAACACAACTACTTTGTCGTAGTTTTCTTCGTCTATAAGTCTACGAAGGGTATTCACAAAGTGCCATACGGCACCTATGTGTTTACCTTTATTAAAAAAATCTTTAACCCCGTGGAATCCAATTTTTGTTAAATTGTTACCATCCACTAATAGTGTTTTAACCACTTTTTGTTTGTTTACGTTAGTACTAGTCTTCGTCCTCTTCTTCTGATTTTGTTACAATATCCTTATAGACGATGTCTCCATCACCCGATAATATTTGATTCCAAAATTCAGAGTATTCTTTTTTGTATTTCTCTAAAGCCGATTTGTCGTCTTTAATATACCCTTGTGGTACCGCAATGATTTTACCATCTTTGAATGAAATACCATTAACGTGGTTTTTCAATACTGATATTTTAGTTCTTGTTGCGTAAGCCACAGTTCTTCCACCTTTGGTTGCCGTGATGTGGTTAATACCCGCTTTCTTCTGATTACCAAATAAGAATACTAAACTTGATGCCAACCATAACGCTTCACCACCTTTAGCCTTAATCTCAGGTTGTCCAAAAGGATTGTCCGGAAGGTCTACCCAAGGTTGATTGATAACAACCATAGTTGCGTAATAAGGAACACTTTCTTTTTTAGTTTTAGAAATTCTTGAGTGAATCCCCATACCAATCGTATCAGCAAGTGCCGCCGCGTTGTGCATTTTACCACCCTTACCTTCGTAGGTCATTTTACAAGGAATTGAACCAACTGAATCCCAACAGAACAAAATGTTATAAGGAATATCACCACTTTCTTGTGCATCCAAGATATCATTCATATAGTCAGTCAATTGTTCAATATAATCAAAACTATCATTGAAAATAAAATGACCATCCCAATTACCATCCTCGTCTTGTTCTGCTTGTAAACCTAATTCAACAGCGTGTTTCCAACTCCATTTTTTTTCAGTGATAATTAAAACCGGTAAATCACCTCTTCTTTGAGCATCCGCCGCAGCTAAAATCATCGCAGTTGTTTTTGATGAGTTTGAATGTCCCAAAAACATATTGATTCCTCCCATAATAGGTCCAGGTAAACCACAAGCCTCCATAAAAGCCTCACCACAATTATAATAACTTTCGTCTTTATATTTTGTTTTAGTGGAATACTTACCTTTAATATCCTCCATAGAGAATGTTTTCTTTTTTATCGCCATATGTCTAATTAATTTAATTTTTTAGTTTGTTTAGACAAGTTGGACACCGAGTAATCTCAGTGCCCAAATTATATGTCTAAGTTTTGTTTGATTAGAACGGCATATCTTCGTCCGGTTCAGAGTCTGATTGTGAATCAACAGGTGCTGATGGTTTTGACCCACCAAAAGACATTTCGTCTTCATCAGAGTTACCATAATCGTAACCACCTTTTTCAGAGTTCCATTTTGGAGTTTCACCTCTTGCGATAGCCTCTAAATATTCAACCGGTTTTTTAGAATAAACATCTTCCCAAGTTAACTCATCGTTAATCCAAGAGTCAGCAGTTTCTTTGTCCTCGTGAACAGGAGTTGAATCATCATACATAACGGTTTGAATTACGGTGTAGTAAGCGCCTTTTGGAGTTTTTGCCTTAGTTAATTCTAAGATAAGGTCTCTACCTTTTTCAGGGTCAGCAATATCACCTTTGTTTCTGTAGATAGGGATGATTTTGTCATAGATACCCTCATTTTTGTAGTTAGATTTGAATCTCCAAAACTTAACACCGTCGGCCTCGTTATCTCTATCGATAACTTTAACAATATAGAATTTACGTGATAAGTAATTTGATGCCAATTTTTTATCAGCCTCTTTACCTGTTGAACGTAACTCTTCGTAAACCTCTGTTAAAGGTGAACGTTCGTTGTCGTTTTTACCCGGGTCATAAAATTTTTGGAATTTTCCGTCTACTTGAATCTCGTGGAAGTAAACCTCTTTGAATGGTGAAGAACCATCTGTTGTAGGTAAGATTCTAAGTCTTCTTTGTCCTGTCTCCTTATCGTTAAGGATTGCTGCAAAGTATTTTTTCATTCTTTCTTCTTGTGTAAATTTTGAGGTAGAAGAAGAACTACCTTGTTTTGCTTTCTCGTATTGAGCCAAAACTGCGTCTAATGAATTTGTCGCCATAGTAATAAAATATTTAAGTGTTTATAAAAGTATAAGTGTCAGCCGTGTGTTTGTCAAATTTTTTGTGAAAATAAAACGGACTTTTTTAGTCCGTCTTATCTTATGCTATTTTTTGGAATCCTCCCTTTGAAGGAATTGAATCTTCAAAATTTCTAAATGTTTTCTTAATTTCGTTAGGTGAAAAATCTTCAACCTCGTCTTGAGTTAAAATATACTCATTTTTTCCGGACTTTTCCATATCTTCTTCTTTATCTTCAAAGAAATCTGATAGTTTTTGATTGAAAGGTCCTGAGTCTAAACTTCTTAACTCTAATTTTTCTTGAGGAGTTTTATCTCTATATTTTTCAACTTTAGCCTCTAAATCGTTTAATTTAGTCATAATACCATCCATTTCACCTAATTTAGTTTCTAAATCAGTTAAATGTTGGAATAAGTTATTAAAATATTCTTCTTGTTTTTCCTCAACTTTTTTCTGAGAATTTACTAAGTCAGTAATATCTAATTCTTCTGTAGAGCCACCCGCAGTTTCAGGTTTTGCATCATCACCAAGTTTTTCAACATCAGGGTCATTATCAACATCAATAGGTTGTGGTGTCGGTGCTGCCGGTGCCGGAGGTGCTAAATTAGGGTCCACAGGTGCCCCTGCTGCAGGGTCTGCCGGTGGAAGAGCGTTAGGGTCTTCAGCCGGTGGTGGAGGTAATGTTGCATCTTGTTCAACAATGTATTGATTGATAGAATTGTATCTAGCAATCTCCTCAATAATTCTATTATCTATTTTTCTCATTATCCGTTTAATAATTGTTTTACACCTGTTAATGTCTCAACTTGTATTTTTTTATTTGTATTCATTGTGTTATCCACACGTTCTATTAAACCATCTTTCATTCTGATAGTGTAACAATC